TTTAAGAAAGTAAGGAAGGAAATGCCTGGGTATCGGAAGTTGGAAAAGAAAGTTGGGTGTAATGGGAAGGGGAAGGTTAAGGTAAATAAAGGTGAAAGAAGGAAATGGTATGTTTGAAGGGAAGGTTATATGATTAAAGCAGTTAAACCTATAGAACAACAAAAGATTATGTTATCTAAAGCAATAACTAATGCTGACTATGAACTTAATACCAGTGAGATAGCTATTTTCTTAGGCATCTTAGGTAAAATACCACAGAGTAAACCTATAGAAGTAGGTTCTTGGCATCATTTAACAGTAGAAGAATACGCAGCTATAAGGAAAGTAACTAAGCAAACCGCTAGAAGTATGCTTAAAGAAGCCTCAGATAAGTTATGGCAGCGTACTTTGTATATATGGAACGATGAGTTGCAAGAGAAAGTAGAGTACAGATGGATTGTAACTAGACGACCATTAAATAAAGACGGGATATTTTCTATTCAATGGCATCCAGACATAATACCTTTTCTATGTGAATTAAAGAAATACTGTACTGTTAGTTTAGCTAGAGTTAGAGATATTAAACATAGTATGACTTATAGGTTATATTTCGTACTTTTAGAACATAGCTATAAAAAACAAAGTGGTGTTATAGAGTTTGACTTAGCTGACTTTAGGGATAAACTACAACTAGATGGTTGCTACGGTGAGTATAGATACTTAAAAAGTAAACTTCTTAAACCAGCCCTAGAAGAGTTAGAAAATAAGGAACTTGCTAGGGTAGTTTTAGAAGAGGTAAGACATAGTAGAAAAGTTACTGGATTTAGATTAAAATACCTATTAGGTGATAGGTAGAGAACCTTTCTTTATAATTTCATTGATGTGCCGTAAGCAAGCTAGACAAGTTTGTGTTTCTTTGTCTAGCTTGCATTTGTTTATACACTTCTTTTCTTTGTCTACAGTTGAATACTTGTCTTGTAGGTGTTGAGTTGAAGGAGGCATGTTAGTGTTGTTTTTTGTCAATTATATCCTTTTAAATTTCTATAATAGTTATGGGAAGTGAGTAGTAACTAGTTAGGTGGTGGTCGAGTTGTCCTAAATCTTCTAACTTACCTTGAATAGTATACATAAGTTCTTTCTTTTTATCCGCATCTTCGGGATAGAGGGACATGAAAATAGGCCGATTTTTGCCGTTTGCGCGTAGTAAATTTAACATAGCATCCCTATCACTACTTTCCATCAAACCGAGCTTAAACGCAATCCTGCGGTACTTGACACCCGCTTCCGTTAGCAAGTCTGCACTATCAGTTCTGTAATGGTTCCCTGTATCAACAATTGACCACGTTTCACCTTTTTCAAAATTCCTTGCTGGACTCCAGTACTTACCTATAACTAAATTACCTACTTCTATATACCCATCAGGATTACCTGTATCTAAAATACCTACATTTATCTGCTCACCACTAATTTCAGGAAAATAAACTACTGCCATAGTTCCAGCACCATAGGAGTAGGTGTGAATAGTAGATGCAATACCAGAAACACTAGTTTCATTACTCAAAACAGGGGTTGTTGGTGAAATGTAGGTAGGATTAGGGTCACTTGCAAGTGTACGTACCCTAACACTTATAGTTGCATTTGCTGTTAAATTTGTAAAAAACAAAGCAATGCAGTTAAAAGTTTGTGTTGTATTAAAGGTAGTGCTTATAAACTGCATAGAAGCAACTGTTGTAGACCGCCAAACAGCCGATTTTCTGGAGTTTAGTAGATTACTTACTGGCATGGTAGCTACTTCAGTAGTACCAGTTATAGTATTTACCAAATTCCCACCTTCAACTAGGTTATTATGTAACATTCTTAGGCAATTCATACAGACCATCCGGTAGAATAGTTATAGTTAATGACTTCTTCCACAGTAGTTAACGCGTCTATAGCATCTTTATGTACCCAAGAAGCAGCCATGACAGCAGTCTCTCTAACACCTAAAACTATGACTAATCCTTGAAGCCATAAAGTAAAAGTAGGTACATCTGTCCATGTGTGTATATTATTATTAGCATCTCTCCAGAACATAGGACTAGGGTTTTCCTCAAGGAGTGTAGCAGTACTTATTTCCAGTAGTTTTTGAACTATTCTACGTTTAGCATCTTCATCACCATCAAGAAGCTTATTGTCATAAGTCACTGGAGTAACTAATCTAGTGTTTCTTTCTAGAGTTATTTCTAGCTTTTTAGCTTCTTTAGCTTGTTGTAGGTTAGCTATCCAGGTGTGAGTAGCTTTGTCCCAGTCATGGAAAGGAGTTGGTTGAGTTGGTTTCGTTGTAGGTACTCCATTAACTAAACAGTATTGATCTGGAAAGAAGCAACCCTCAAAGATTTGTTCAGTTGGTCCAGCTTGTGTAGTGTAATCTTCAGCAGAACACATACCATTACGTAAGTAGTTACCGTTGGCATCATATATAGTAAATTGTTTCATCGTTTTAAGGCCATTACTTGTAAAGTTACATTACCTGATCTACTAGCTCCACCACTTTGAACAACGTGGTCATCAACAATAGTTGCTGTATATGTTATGGGGCCAGTACCAGGACTAGCTATATAAGCATATTTACTAGCGGTAAGTATAGTTCTATAAGCACCGGCTACGGCTGGTACTTGCATTAAGGTAATGTTATCAATGATTGTAACTCCACCTACAACAAGAGTAAGGCTCATCATTGAATGTGTACCTATTGTTACATTGTAAGTAGACTCATGTACAGCCGTTATAAATACAAGGACTCTTTCACCTTTAGAGTCTACTGTTACGGAAGTAGATATAGGCTCATCAATAAAAGAGGTATAGTTAACATTTTGGCTAAAACCTAAAGTAGTTATAGCGTTTTGATCCAGAAAGTCAGAATAGGTAGTAGGAGATACTTTGTTCATCTTACTAACTAAATCAGTTTTAAATCTAGACCAAGGTGTTCTAATAGCACCATATTCTAGTTTAACATCATAGATTCTTACACCAGTAACACTACCAGCAGCAAATATACGTAGAGTAGGTGCAGACATATCAGTACTAGCACTATTCCATACGGTAGTACATAGTTCATCTGTACCTAAGATAGTCCATTGTGATTGAGGTAAAGTATCAGGAAATAAGTCAGCCGTAATAGTCTTACTAGAACCAGAAGTATTTCTAACTCTAAACGACAAAGTATAGTCTGTATTAGTAGATAGAGCACTTAAAGCTATAGAAGCTACTTTAGTACTAGCAGAACTACTAAACACTAAACTAGTACCATCTACGGATAAGGTTTCTGTAGTAGATAGAGTTACGCCTGTTGTTTTAGACCAGTTAATAAGGGCCGGAGCTAAGTTATTATTAGTTATCGCCAGTTCATTAAGTAATTTATTATCGGTTGGTTGAGAAACTATATTACTTCCCCAGGCCGCCCCATAAGTAGCGTTCATGTCGCCTAAGTAGGTAACTTGGAAGTTAGGTGGTACATGAAAAGCAGAAGGAGTAGTTAAGTCTCCTATCTGTTCTTCTAACATAATACCATCAAACCACATATTTACGCCTGAACCACCTTCATTATTTAGTATGATTAGAGCTTTAGTAGCATTATCAGCCGTTAAATCAATTATTCCATGCACAAGTGTCCAAGTATTAGCTACTGCGTGGGTAGTGAAGGCTATATTATATTGTAAAGCAGAAGATGTACGTACAAATAGTCTACCTACTTTACTAACACCACTACATCTTACTCTAGCTTGGATGATCCATTTCTTATTGGGTGTTATCTTAAAGTTGAAAATATTTGACCCGGAGGACAAATAACTATAAGCATTAGCACTAGTAGCAGCAATCTTTATAGAACCATCACCATAGAAACCTATAGCTGGATCAAGTGTAACTGTCCCACCTGCTTGTGCTACAGGAGGTAAACTAGCTTCCTCAAACACTACATATCTAGGATGACAAACATTAACCCCTCTACCAGCTATAGCAGTTTGAGCAAAATAGTTAGTACGTTCCGCTATTAGTTCCTGTCTCTTTTCATAGTAGTCATAGATATCAGTAGTAAAGTCCGAGCCATCAACCACACTATCTATACTCATATTAACTAACCAAGGAGTAACCAAGGCAGATAATGCGTTGTAGCTATTAGTATAATTAGTTCTTACACCTGTAGGGAGGCCAAGGGCAGAAGCTTGGTCATTTAAAACTGTATATTCCGCTACAATCCCATCCCACCAAGTCTTAAAGGTAACTTTTTCAGTTACAGTTAATACATTATTGGCAGTGAGCGCCGTCATGTTAGCTATAGTAGTTAACTGGTCATCTGTTAAACCAGTCACAGACAACGGAGTAAATCTAGGCACTATTGCCTGTAGAAGTAAATCTGCTTCATTTTTAATTGCCATTATACAAGTACCCTTATAGATGTACGTAAAGTTTTCCAGTTAATTGTGACACCAATAACCAATCCAGTAGCACCAGATGATAAATTAAATCTTGGATGTTGTAAAGTTATTGTTTGGCCGATAGTTAAATTGGCTGTGTTAGGTGTTCCATCAAATTCAAATACAAACCTTTGTTCTTTCCATAAAGCTAATCTTCTATCCGCTTCTGCTTGTGCTTCTACCTTATTAACTAAGTAGGAGTTTACAGGTTCAGGGTAAGCAGTTTGTTTATATTTGTCCTTTACAGTATTATCGGTTGAAGTTACAAGTCTCCATTCATCAGCTAAAATACTTCTACTTTGGTTAGCCAAGCCCGTTTGCAAGTTATTTTGTGGTGTCCAGTTCTTACAGTAATTTAACATTATTGTGCTTTGAACTAGCGGCTTTTCAACTATCCTTAGTGAATTAGCTACCATATCAGAGCCAGTAATAACACGATTTGGTGTCCCTGATAATGTGATTTGATGTAGTTGTAATTTACCTAAACGGTTACAAAGGACTTGAGTTTGTAAACTAGATGCAAGTTCCTGTATAATAGTTATGATGTTTTGTTTGTCGTTAACATAATAACCTACTGCTTGGCTATGTCCAGAAATGTAATTAGCAAAGTTATTCGAATCTATATCCCCTGAACTAAACATATCTCCAGGTTTACCAAAGTTCAAAACAATTAATTGAATTAAGTTACCTATATCATCGTAGTAAGTTGTGTCTTTATAACCTTGTACAGAACAAGTAACATCACCCAATGGACGCCGAGTTAAGTTAAATTTTCCAGTTGCAAGGAGTTTACTTATACTTACAGGCGCACCTGTAGCTCTAGTTTCTATAACATCTTCAGACTTATGTCCGCAAAACTGATAAGTTAAGTTTAGTTGGTCAGTTAATAAAGGAGTTACATTGAAACATTCACCAAAAGCATAGGGTATAATTGCTTGGGCGTTTTCACTTAAACCACCTAAAACCGTTTCAGTAATTGGAGTATTTAGCCTTTGTAACTTATCCCTTACTTTAATGTTTAAAGTGTTTCGACTTTTGGAATCTATATCTGCTACAATTCCATCAAAGACTAAGACAAAATTACTTCTAGCAGAATTGTCTAAGCCTATATAGATTCTAATAGGTTGATTCGCCCAAATGTCTAATAGCCAACTATCATACAAACCTTCATGATTGTTTATTTCTAGGTCAGAAAAACTAAAACTAGGAGAACCATCCAGTGAGATTGTTTCTGATGTTTGTATATTACCAGATAAAATATCTAAGTATGGCTGATTTGCTGGTGAATCACTAGCCCTAGTTTTATATATTTTGTTTGACAACCTTCTAGTAATGTTTATCCCACCAGAATTAACCCCTATTTCAGCAATAAGTGTTAACTGGTCTGCCTTTTCAGACAAAGAGTTTAAATCAGGATCTGCCATAATTATTTCCAAAAAGATGGTAGGTTAACTTTTTACATTAACCTACCTTATAAATATTAAACTAAAGCTGGTTTAGACTTATCTTTCCAATTAAGTTTATCAGTAGCTTCGTCAGTACCTTTAACGATGGTTTGAGCGGCTTTATTAGTAGCATCATAGTTATAAGCAATTAGATCACCCGTATGTTGTTTAGCTTCATTACGTAGTGAATTAACTTCTTGTCTTAAAGCCCTAACTTCTGCTATCAATTCCTTACTTCCGCCTATGTTTGCATGTACCCCTAGTATACCACCAACATTAGATAAAGGCAATATCCCCTCACTTCCCTTTTCACCCATAACCGCAGTATTGAACAAAGTAGGTCTACTTACTACTCCATTAGTAAATGCACCTCCAACTGCAAAACCATTAGCAGCAAACCATTTCATAGTGTCGCCTTGGGAGATACCATACACATCAGACATATACTTAGCAATAGCTTCTTTACTATACCCTCTACCTAGACCAAACTTAGCCGCCTCAACAAACTTAGAAGCAACAATTAATCCATTAAACTTTACCTTATCTTCTTCTAGAACCTTCTGACTCACAGTAGAGTAGTTAGTTCTACCAGTAGTTGATTTAGTTCCTTCGCTATAAGACCTACCTACATCTACCCCACTACCAGGTGCTGCTTTATCTACTAGGACTTGGATGGAGGTAAGGAAACTTAGAGCTACTTGGTCAAACTTAGCTATTAGAGCTTCTCGGTCAGAAGTAGCAGTAGCTTGTCTAGTTAGTTCTAGTTCATCTAGTTTATCCTGAAGAGATTGAATTTCATAGACCATTTTGGCTGTATTTGTTTCAATTTTCTCTTCAGTGGTTAAAGCTAAATCAGATAAACTCAATGCCTCCATAGTAGCTTGATTGAAAATATTACTATATTGTTCGGATGAAGCATAGTAATTCCTTGCCGCTTGTAGGTAAGCATCTAGTGAACTGCTGACATTACCTAAAGCGACAGTATCACCACCTCTAGCTGCTTGTAAGTTTAACTCGAATTGTTCTTTCAATCTAGTTAACATTTGTGTGTTAGATAGAGGTGAGAGTGATTCATTAGTTAACAAGTCTCTTACGTGTGTTTGTATCCCTGATATAGCTGATATAGTTTGTGTAAGTAGTTGTAATTCCTTATCATATTTGGTTTGGACTAAGCTTTGAAGTTTCTCTAGTGCAGCGTACTGTCTATTAAATCTATCTTGGAAAGTCTCACCAGTTACAGTTTTGTTAAGTTCATCTTCTAATCTGGTTTTCTGTTTAGCAGTTAACGCATCCTCTAGCCTCTTAACATTATTCTTAACAACTTCTAGTTTTCTTTGGGCTGCAAATTGTTTATTCCAATCTGAGCTATTTAGATCACCAGACAACTTAGCATTAGCTAAGGCTTGATAAGTATTAATACCAATAGTAGTTATTAAGTCATTAAAGGTGTTAGTTTTATCCAAAATTCCACGTTGTATAGATGCTGTTAGTTGGTCTATAGCGTAAAGAGCTTCATTAAAACTTACTTGAGCTAAATAAGCAACATCTTTCATTTGTTTATCGAAACCTGCCCATGTTCTGGTAGGGTCAATAGACATAATAGTGAAAATATTACTAAACTTAACATAGAGGAAGTTTAACTGTTCAATAAACTTATCTATAATATTTTGTCCACCACTAGATGTTTTCTGTAGACCTTTCTCACCTTGCTCTAAGAATTTGTAGAACTGGTCGGCGGAATCAGTTAACTCTAGTAGTCTAGCCGCAGCATTAGCTGTAGCAACACCACCACGAAGCATTTCTTGAGTTAAACTTCTCCAACCTTCTCTAGTAGTTGGTATGGTCATTCCCATATCTTGTAACATACCTTGAAGGTTATCAAAGTTATACAGTTGATGATCCAAGTCACTAAAGAACTTTTCAAAGAAGTTTTTAAAGTTACTTCTAGCTTCTTTAATGCCACCAGATGCAGTTACAATAGCTTCTGCAACGGATATAGCATCAAGACCTAACAGTTTTAATGGAGCGTTAACCATCTTTAAACTATCACGAACTACTGAAACATCTATAACTATTCTGTTGACCGTTTCAAACATTCCTTCACCTAGTTGCTGGAATTGTTTTAACGATTCGAAAATAGCGCCAGAAGCAGTATCAAGTAGTGTTGAAATAGCTTCTTGCATCTTCTTAGCAGCATCTTCTCCTTTAAGGTCTTTCAAGTCTACCTTTAAGCTAGGTAATACATAGTTGTTTATAGCATCATCAAAGACATTGTTGAATACTTTAGATGCTTCAAAAATAGCATTACCAGCATTAGCAAAGATTTTATTGATGATTGAAGTAGTTTCAGGGTTTAAAGCTGAGCGTATTTCTTCATCATATTGCTTGTTACCACCAAATAAACCACCTAAAAACCCTTTCTTAGTTATAGTGTTCATTTGGAATTGACTAGGATTGACGCCTTTCCCTATTTCAGTTAACTTGGTAGCTTCTGTAGCAATACCCAATGCTTTAAGATCAATCTTCTTAGAACCAAATAAGAATTCATTAACTGAATCAGTTATCTTACCTAAAAAGGGTATTTTACTACCTATGTTTAATGGGTCAACTGCTGCGTTCCAACCTCTACTAATAGTTTTAGTAAATTCACCAACAGAATCTAAACCACCACCACGAAATACACTAGCTACCGCATCTTGTATACCAGCCGCCATAGTAGTTACTGACTGGTTAATACCAACTAATTCCCTATACTCTTTAGCATGTATGTCTTTAAGAAGGCCAGCTACGTTAGATAAAGATTGGGAACTAGCTTCACTGTCACCAAGAACTGTGCCTTTAGTACCGCTGTCTGTAGGTATTTCTAGTTTAGATACACCACCTACGGCTTTATAACCTAAACCAGCCATAACAGCTAACATAGCACCAACACCAGCAAAACCTAACCAACCAGATTGAGCAAAGAACGTACTAGCACCTTCGGCAAGTTTAAATGCTGTTTTAGTTACTGATGAAGCAATTTCTTTAGCATCTAAAGCTAACCTTGCCCCTGTTAGTACAACATTTAATGAATGTAAAGCTTTAGCTGCACTAGATTCTTTCTTAAACATATTTTCGGCTGCACCTACCATTTGACTAATACCAGCTAACTTAGTCTTAGTTATATCATGATCTAGGTTCTTTTGTGCTTCGGCAGCTTTCTCAGCTATATCTAATTCTCTAGCATGACGCAAAACAGGGTCTAGTTCTTTAGCGTTTTCTGTTTCTGCTTTAAACTTCTTATCGTTAAGTTCTAGTTGCTTGTTTGCATAGAACTCTAAGTGTTCAGATAAGTTATCTAAAGCACCAGCTAGTTGATTAAACCCACCTAAAGCAGCATCGAAAACACCTGAATTAGTAACACCAAGGTCTTTAGTGTTAGAAATAATATCCTTAATTAATTCATTATAGCTTTTTAAACCTTCTAATGGTTTGGCGTGTTCATTAGCTATCTTGTTTTGTAAGTCATCTTGTATACTTGCAAAGTCTTTAGCATCAATAATAGGCTTACCTTTACTATCTTTTACGTCTTTTAATCCACGTAAGGTAGAAAGTAAACGATTGTACTTTTCTATAACAACATCAGTTTTGCCAGATACTTCAGTTAGTTTGTTTATTTCATCTTCATCTATTTTACGTAATTGGTCGGCAGTTGAAAGTTTAAGTTGTGTTAGCTCTTGTGTAGCTAAGAACAACATTTTGTTAAGTTCGATTTTACGTTTAGGATCGCCCTTAGCATTACCTACTTTACCAAGTTCAGCATTAATAGCATCTATACGTTCTTTAATGCCTTTTTCTTGTTCAGCCGCACCAAGTTTAATTTCCTCAATCAAACCGGAATAGTAATCAGCTAATGAGACTCTACCTAGTTTTTGTAATAAATCTAATTCGTTTTGCTTGTCCTTATGTATCTTAACTTCTGTATCAGCCGCTTCTTTAAGTTCAGCCAAACGTGCTTTTAAAGTTGTCATACTTAAAGCATGGGCAGACTCTACAGCTTTAACACCAGACTTTTCAGTTTTAGTTTTAGCTTTTTCTGCTGCCTTATCAGCATTACTATAAATTAAATTAACACTATTGATTGATTGATCTAGTAAAGATTTAGTTTCGTTTAATCTCCCTTTTAAAGATTCAATAGCTACTTTAGTTTCTTCTAATTGAGTACCTGTTGCAGTAGAAGCTACTTTAGTTAAATTGGCTATCTCATCTTGTAATATCTTTATATCTTTAGGGTATTGTTCTATCTTTTCAGATAAACCCTTAAGGTCAGATGAAGCAATTTCTAAATAGTTTTCTCTAGCAAAAGCTACAGGATTAGTAAAACTAAGTTCTTTTAACTTTTGTTCACGTAAAACGCCAGCAGGATTAACGCCAGTTAAGTTAGTTAAAGTACGTTGTTCAGCATTTTGAATTTGTGCCTTTTCCTTAGCTACTTTTACCGCATTTTCTTCTTCTTTGGTTAGTTCTTGTAAACGTATTCTAGATTCTTTAAGTAATTGTATCCTTTCATCATTTTGTTTAATTGCTTCTTTAGTAGAGAACCCTAAAGTTAGTTGTTTTTTAGACAATTCATCTATGTTCTTTTGTTCATCCTTTATTTGACTACGTAGAGTTTTTACAAGCGAGTCATTAGCAACATCAAACTCTAAATCAAGTAGTATTTTCTCTCTGGTTGGATTTTGAGCCGCTTTAATGGACTCCAACATTTCTTTTGACTTTTGTGCTACTGATCTAGCAGTTTCATTAACTTTATCCTGCAAGTTACCAAAATGGTAAATCAATAAACCTATACCAGTAATTATAGTGTATGGATTAACTAAGAAGTTAAAAGCAAGTTTAAGTTTATCTAAAGCCGCTACTGCCAAATAACCTGCACCAGACAGCCTAGCCATAACACCAGTAGTTGCGGCTATAGTTGAACTAGCTAGCAAAGCTTTATCAATTACTTTTAAGAAACCAGCACCAGCTAAAAGAATCAATGCTTCTGTTAATCCTTTAACAGCTACAGTTAAATTAGTTGTTCCTTCTATAGATCGAGTTAAGTAATTGGCAAAAGACGTTAAACTTTTAACAATATCACTTAAAGCACCAGAAGATAGTCCGTATATAGTTTCACCAAGTAAAGTGAAACTTGTATTCATTCTACCTATGTTTGCATTTAAACCTTTACTAGCTATGTCGAAAGAAGTAGCAAACCTTTTAGACAAGAACTCAGCAAATCTTTCTACTGTTTCATGGGCAAATACAGTTCCCTTTTTCATTTCTTCAATCAGAATAGATGAATTAGCAAACTGAGCCTTATTAGCAGCAGCAAAAGCAGCAAAAGCACCAGGAATTAAGTTACCTAATTGCTTAACTAACTCTTCCGATTGTACTTTAGATTTGTTAAATATCTGAGCTAAAGCGTTAAATATACCAGAAGCTTTTTCAGCAGGTAAATGTAAGCTAGTTACAACAGTATTAATATCTCTAAAAATATTAACAGTTGTTTGTAACGATTCACCAGCTAAACTTGTAGATGCTTGAAAACCTCTAAAAGTTTCACGTAATGTTCCTATAGCAATACCTGTTCTACTTGCTTCTGCTTTTAGAAAGTTCATAACACTTGCTAAACCAGCCGTACTTCCAGTGGTAGCAGTTAAACTTGCTTGTGTGGATTCTAGTTCAATACCTATCTTTGGAATAGCTTTTAAAGCAGCAACTACCGAGTTGATAGTGAAGTTCCATATACGATAGATACCTATAACCTCACCTACGTGCGTAAATAAGTTTTTATGTCCATTTGCCGCATCACGTAATGCTTGTATCTGTTTATCATAACTAGCATTAACTTGATTTATTTCACGCTCTTCTTGTTTAAGAATGTTTGAACGAATTAAATTAGCTTGTCCTCTATTGCCTAATGCACCTGTACGTAATCTATTTTCTACTTCTAGTAGTTTAGCTGCCATGCGTTCACGGATAGCTATTACTTCATTAGCTGATTTAAGTTCTAATGTTTCAATACTCTTAGCACCATGTTGTCTAATAGATTGTTCCATAGACAATCTTCTAGTCATTTCAGCAATAGCTTTATCCGTTTCCTGCTTAAATATATTTGCAGAGGTATCACGTTTAATTAGTTTAGATTCTTCTGCTTCTGTTGCTTTACGTATTTGGGTGATTTCTCTTGCAGCTTGTTTTATTGCAGTTACTCTAGCTTTCTCAGCTTGGTTAACTTTAGTAATAATTCCGTTTTTGATACCTTCTTCAATAGCGTTTAGTTTATTTGCTAAATCTTCTTTAACTGCTTGTTCATCTTGTGCCGCTTTTAATTGCAAAACTTTTAAACTAGTGTTGCCATTTATACGAATAGATTGTTCTAAAGCCAGTTGTTTATACAAGTTAGCAGTAGCTAATCTAGATTGTGCAGCATAAGCAGAAGCAAGTTGGTTTTGTGCTGCAATTTGAGATTTAAGGGGATTTTCTGAGATAAGTGGATTGTTGTTTTTAACGCGATTGTTAAAAGCAGCATCAGTGGCGGCCTTAGCTATTCTTAAATCATTAAGGCTTTTAGAAGCTAATTCGATTGAATGTGTGTAAACATCTACACCATCTTTGTTTTTCTTGAGGGTTGTAGAAAATTGATTTATTTTAGCGTTGTCAGAGTCTATACTAGCCCCTAACTTTTTGAAAGCATCTTCTCCAGATAGTTGAGTAACTATTCGGATTTTAAGCGTCTTTTCCGTTGCCGTTGCCATTATCAGTAGTCCGAGGTTGGATGGTTTTAATGTAGCCCGAATGGATAAACGGGATATACTCTATAGTTTGTTTGACTGGTAGATTGTCAACATCTATAAGTTTTAGCATAACGGCTGAGTTGATTTCGTAATTTGCAGAGTTGTAGTTTTTTAATATCTTATATAATTCAAACAAGTAGTTTAAACTATCCCATAAGTAAAACACCTCTTCCTCTTCTTCTATATCATCCTCTTCATCTTCTGCAAATGTCATCCCAGGGAACTGTTCTTTCAACAAACTAGCTTCTTCATCTACCTTATCAATTTCTGCTTGTTTTTGTATTGAAAGAACAGCTTTTCCTAGTATCTCACCAGCCTCTATTAGTTTTTTATCTCACCAGAAGCAAAGTCACTATTAACTAATGCTTTCATAGATGCAGATAAAAGACCTACTCTGTAAGGAGAAGAAGCGAGATAGAGTTCAGTGAGGACGGCTAAACATTCCTCACTAGTCTCCCACAGAGTAGGAATCGGAGTAGCTGTACGGGTGTCAGCTATATGTACTTTCTTAACCTTGTTATTATCATCTTCTAATTCAAGGTTAACGTCTTTGATATAAACGATTTCTTCTGCTATCGCTCTATCTAACTGTTCTGTAGTAAGTTCTTCGTTTTCTTCTTCCGCTTTAAGTATCTCTTGCAGCTTTTTTAATTTAGCTTGTGAGTCTTTTTGTTCGTAGCGTTTGAAGCCTACTTTGATTGTATCTACTTCACCAGCAGCATCTTTAGCTTTAACTGGTAATTCGATAGTGGGTTTTTGGAGCTTTACTGATAATTTAGCCATTGTTTTGTCCTCAATGCTTAGTTTAAAAATGGGGAGTTGTTACACTCCCCGATAAATATTAAGAAAGTTTAAGTTCTGTAACGCCGATATTTCTAAAACTGAGGTCTTGACCTGAATAGTTAGCAACTTTACTATTAGATACTTTAGCTAATTGCAACTTCTTAAAGGTCTTTTCTACTTTATAACCAGTAGTTGAACCATACCTTAAAGTTAATTTATGGTTGTTTTCTAACTGGTTATCAGGGTTATAAGTAGCACCGGCTTTATCTTCAATGATAGTAATAGTTACATCAGTAGGAACAGCACCTTTTGACCAACCATCACCACAACCAGTTAAGTACCTAGAATACTCAAAACCACTTACGTTTGGCGCATTTAGTTTGTCAAAGCATACATTAGAAGTGTCTACAACTGCTGGTTCATTAGCATCAGTATAAAGTGTTAACTCAGACAAAGTAATTGTAGTTGACTTAATGGAACCTGCAATAGTTGTTTTCTGGTCAACAAAGTTAGGTACAATGGTTGTTTTATCTGCAATAGCAGCTAAGTTACCTTGGAAATTCCATTTTAACTTACCTTTAGTACCCATTGTATCATCTAAGTCTACGTTACCTCTACCGTCGATAACTACAAAAGACTTTTGTAAGTAAGCTGATGCCAAGTCTGGGCTTGACCGTCTAACTTCAATAGTCATGTAAGCATTAGATGCAACACCATTAGTATATTTAACATAGCCACCTGAACCAGTAGATAACACTGCTGCCATACCAGCCGCTTGAAACCAATCAGGCATAGGTATCTCATATACTGTAGGATCAGTACCAGCAATAGTACCTAATGCAGGAATAAAGGTTTCAAAGTCAAACTTAGCGTACTTATCTTTAACTACTGTAGTCTCATCTCTATCTAACTCATCACCAGTATATTGAAAAGCTTCTGTTTCCAATTCAGTAGAGTAGTTAAGATTTAAAACAGCCAATGCATTCTTTGGGCCTAAGCCTGTAGAAAACGCAACATTATTAACAGCAGTTGCAACAGCCATAACACCAGCACTTTGTATTGTGGCAGATGCAGGTACGTCATCATACAATATCGCAGCAGTGTCTGTAGTTACTGTTTTTACTTGCCCAATAATAGCTCCTGTAGGATCAAAAATATAAGCATTAGGAGTTAACTCGGTTGAAAATGCCGTATTTGTACCAACTAAGTTAGGTGAACCAACTGTAGTAGTTACTGTACCAGTCGTCTGTGCAGTTGTTTTAATAGCACTATTTCCCTCGGCGATTTGGGCAACCCCGTAAACGGCGATTGCCTTTTCATGAAATTTCACGCCCATATATTATACCCCTTTCTTGTTGGTTGGTACAGGTAGCTCTAGCAACTCTTTAACACAAGGAGTTACTTCTAGTCCTTGTTCAAGTAAAGAATTTGTCTTTTCTGTAATCACATCTGATAGTGTAGTATCTGCTTTAATACAGGTTAAACTGCCATCAGGGTTTTCTTGATATATTGCCATTGTATCACCTTTTGTTAGTGTTTGTAAAGTTGTTTAAGCCATTCTAGGCATAATTGTTGCTACTATCTCTTGCCAGTAGATTCTATCACTGTTCTTCTCTATTACACTAGCTTCTGCAAAACTAACCCTTGATACGTTAGGATCATCTACAACAAAGGTATTGTAGGCGTTTTTAATGTTAGTTCTTACAGTTACTAAGTCAGAACGCTTACAAATGAACTGTATAGATGTAAAAAGCACTTCTTGGTTCTCTTGACCACTGTAACCATCCCAATGTAGTTGACTAGGATTCTCTAACTTAATTCCCAAATGTCCTACATAAACTCTAGGTACAGGCAAGTCTAGGTTGTCTATAGAAGTTTCTTCGGATAGATAGGTTGAATAAGAAGTTTTGTTTCCAATCCAAGTAACTAAATCACTTTCACTAAACATTAGCTTTTCCAGTTAGTTTTACTTTAAGTTCCACCCAACCCGTTAAATCATCTATAAAAGATATAATTTTAAATGTAAACTTCTTAGGATTAAGTGGGTGAGTATAAGTAAATGATGTGCCATCTAAAGAGTTAGCATAAAAAGAAGTAGCAGATATTTGAAAAGTAAAGTCTTGCTTTTCTACATCATAAGGGGAATCAAAGTTCTGAACATTATAAACTTCTTGTTTAGGAATACCTTTAATAGTAACACCAGTGAAAACCAAGCTTTCACCTACAGCATCTAACATTGTTGCTATATCTTCTTGGGTTTCCATTAAATAACCTCAATAATGTATTCTACTAAATCATCTATAGCTTTAGTAACTTTAGGACTATCTAAACTTCTAGACGCCATTTCAGATAAGGATGGGCCAAACAAAAGTCTTAAAGGTTTTCTTTCCCTACTCACACGTTCAAACATCTGAGTACCAAAGTAGCCATTCTTTTGTGTGAAACCACCGTGATTAGACTTACCATAAACTACTTTCTTACTTCCCCTTCTAACAGCTACAGAATGTACTTTACCTTTCCTCTTTTTAGGTAATGGGGGTATATTTCCCCATTCCCAACTATAGGGAAATTTAGCTAGGTCTACAGGTTTCCATCTATAAACTAAGCCACCTTCCATAACATTCTTACCAAAGGTTACGTTAGATACAGACTTACCTACTAGAACACTATCTAAGTTGTGTGATACATTATACTTTTGTGCCAGTTCGAACTTTAAAGCTGAGTGAATAGTTTTAGTAGCAGAACCAATGCCTTTAGGTATATCTCGTTTTAACTTCTTACCTTCTAGTGACTCTTTCAAATCAGCTAAACCGTATATCTCAACGAAAGTACTATCTTTAGGCATTGGTATCTCCAATTATAGCCAGTAAATTACATAACCTTCCATGAAACCACAGAATCAATATCACTGAAACCCATTAAGTAGTTACAATGAATTTCTGATTCCATCTTATCTGATTTAGGGTCAATCCAAGTATTAACAAATCTTGGCATAGCAGCATATCTAGCTTTTAAATGCATGATACGACCATAGATTTTAATACCCTTATCGGAGGAAGGCAGAATAGCCATATAACCATCTGGAACAAACTTAGTAGCAACACCAGTTGTACGATCATGGTAAATAGCATCGTAGGTGTAAACATCTACATACATGCCTTGACCAATAGGAATTGAACGTCTAAAGTTTAAATCCTGATATTTTTCAATAGTAGGAAGAATCTTTAGTTCAATTCTAGATTCAACTGCTTTAGTTAAATCCGCTGCATCTTTAAAGTTAGCTAGAATATCAGATTCTAAAGCTTCATAAGCATTACCAGAAAGAACTGCTGCACGAATTGGGCCTTTACGTAAAGATGTTTGACAAGCTTTAACAAAGTCTTTATAAGGTGTTGGAGCAGCAGTACCACCAGTAGAACCCCAAGCACGTTTACCTGTACCACCATTACCAACTAAAGTAGTTAAGTCAATTTCAGGAACATTGCCCGCTAAATAACCTGCATCATCAGTAACTTTAGTTCTAGCAAAATCATAGTACACTTTAGGGTGTTTTTCTGATTCAGCAGTATGTACGCCTGTAAAGATTAAGTTAGAAGCATTTAACTCGAACAAGTTTTCGAAGTTAGCTTCTGTTACTGTCAACTTTTTACGTACATTAGCTACCCAATTTGCCATAATATCTACTTGGCCGAACGGTTGCCCCATTTGTCTAAAGTTGATTTCTTCATAATCTGGTGAAGATAAACCTTCTTTAACATAGGCAAAACGCAGTTCCTTTGTACCATAACCTTGCAGTTGGATTAAAGGAGCATCTGCATTAGGTGCTACATACATTGCAGGAGTATTCTTTGTTGCAAATTCAACATCAAAGTTTACTGTTTCTGTATCTCTAGTAGTTACAGTACCAAAAGCAGACTGTAACCAATTAGGTCTAGCTACTTTTTCGGCAGGAATAACACCTTCCAGTAGCTTACTTGTTTCATAGGGTGAAAGAAATTCAGCCATATTAATATACCTCTCCTGCTTTTTTGAATCCTAATTCATGGAAAGGTGTGTTTTCCACAAACTTTTGTTTAAGAATATCTGATGTAGCACCAGTGTTATAAGCTGTAACTGCTTTAGTAGTACCGTCATACAGTTCAATTGTATCTGTAGCAATATCAACTGACCAAACTAAAGCATCTGCCCAAAAACTAGCTTCTACATAAGCTTCGGCAACTACATCAGTAGAAGAAGCATCTACATCATACAACAAAACACCAGCTATTTTCTTAATGGGGTCATTAACAGCAGTAATAGCAATAGTTGGGTCAGTTGCCGTACCAGAATCAGCTAAATCAGTTACACCAGCAAAAGGAGTAGTTGATACAAACAAAACGCTATCAGCAGTTGCAGAAGCATCTACATTCCAACCTGTTAAAGTACCAGCAGTAAAAGTACCACCAGCTACAGGATTTTGAATAGTAGCGTTAGCAGCAGTTACTCCAGCTTGTAGACCAGTCCAAGCAGTAACAAGTTCTTCTTTAGTTGCACCAGAAGAACCAGCAGTAAAAGTCAAACCACCTAAGATAACTGTTTGTGCGCTTGTAATGTCTGCAAAAGTAACTAATGCTTTTTCATTAATGCCTGAATGAGCAATAGCTTTACCATCTGTATCTGTTTCCAGGAAAGACATAGCTTTCAATACTTGCCCAGATTTAACTGTTACAGATTTAGTAGCCCTACGTGAGTTACGAAAGAAGGTAGCTCTAGGACTTACATTAGCATAGTTATACCATGCACCGTTGTTAGTAGCCATTATTTCATATCCTTAAATAGTGGTTGAACAGACTCTACTTTCTTGAAGGCTTCACCTAAAATAGAATGAAAATCTTGTGGTTCGTCAACAACACCTTTAGTAACAGACGGCAAAACACCATCAGTAGTATCTAAAGGATTGCTTTTAGTAACTGATTCAGCAATATCTTCAAACATAGAAACTGCATCTTCTACAGTTGTATTTGATTTAATTCGTTTAATAGCTAAATCTGGTTTCAGTTTAAATGTATTAGCCGCTTCCAGAATACCTAATACTCTGTTACGTTCATCTTGGGATGCTTTAGCTACAGCAAGTACTGTCGCAGCTTTAGCATTATCTAAGTCTGCTCTAAGTTTTGTAACTTCAAGCAATGCTTCTTCTAAAGTCATATAAATGCCCTTTGTTGTGGTTAATGGTTCTTTTTTAATTACTTCCGTTGGCTCTTTTAAACCATCAACCGGAAATAAACTCTTTACTTCTAAAGTAGGTGTTAAGGAATTAGCACCAAATAAAACACAGCTATTTTCCATTAAATCTATTTCTGTAACTGCCCAGAAATAACCTCTTTTATCTACTTCTTCTTTATTAATGATGGAAGGATAGTACTTATCCCATACGTCTTTATAAGCAGCGTCATCAGGATCAGATGAATCATAAGCTAAATAGATTTTAACGTACCTCAAACCTATCGAATGTTGGTTAATCTTCCCATTCGCATAAAATTTAAAAACATCTTCATTATAATCTTTCCTAACTGTACTTTCCATTACTAAAGCAGTAGTTTTACCTTCCCTATCTAACCCTAACTCCTTCAACTCAATTTCTTTAGTATAAAGTGCAGTTACATCACCCACATGACTGGTAGATGATTGTTTGTGATCTGCAATATGAGGTACAGTAGTTCCTCTAGTCTTAACGGAGTTGTCGTAACTATCAGCAGTAAGCACATCCATGTGACTGTCACAGAACCAAGCTGTGTTACATACTATAGTAACCTCTAGCCTATCTTTTTTTTTAACTTCGTCTTGGGTAGGTAGAGTAGATTCCTTTACGCGAAGTAGTGGAGTAGATAAGATAGTATCAGTGTATTTAATTTGCGATTTTTTAGACTCCAAAAGGGCTTTTTTACCTTCTGCATCTAGTTTACGTATATCTTCTAATGTTAGATTTTTCAGTTCCATAAAATAGCCCTCTTTGAGTTACAAAAATGATAACATGGAAGGTGCAAGTACGCAAGGAAATTTTGACTTGCACCTTCAATTATTTAGTTTGAAGATGAATTAGTATTAGCTTGTGTGTTATTAGCTTGTTTCATAGCTGCACCAGTAGGATCAAGTAAGCTAGTTAATCCTATCTCTTTTATCTTTTCCCTATCTGCCATAACCTTGTCATAAGAAGAATTACGTTTTTCCAATACCTCTTCCAAAGTCCCCATACCATTTTGAACCATAAGTACATCAGCTTGTATATCCTTTAACTCATCAATACCTCTATATCTAGGTAATTGAAAGTCTGGAATTGCATTAGCTACTTTAGGATTGTATAGTTTAGCTAAATCTTTAAAGTATAGGGCTAACGGTAATAAGCCCAAAGGTATGGTAAAGAAGTAATGTATGTATTCTATCCTTGTTCTAAGTTCAATAGCTAAAGCACGGATAGAGCTAAAGTCTAAACCATCCGTATCACCAGTTAGTTGGTAATATGGAATACCTAATGCCGCAGCTATCTTATGTAACTCCGACCGTATTAGTACTGGTAAGTTAGCACCAATATCCGTTGATTGATAGAAGTGAATCTTTTCACCTTTGTTTAGATATTGAGTTGAACCACCTTGCGCCTTAAATACTACCTTATTATTCTCAGAACTATCCTTAGCAGTTACAGGTGAACCAGTTGGTGTCATAGCTAAAGGATTAGTATTCTCAATAATCCATGCAATCGCTTGTGCAGCTTTTTGTTTAGCTATAGTAGCATCAGTTAATTCATCTATTTCATATAATGGTAATAAAACAGATGACAAAAACGGTATACCTATCCACTGTCCAGGGGACTCTCTAATAAACATATGTAAAAGTTCATTAGCTGGTATTGCTACTTGTGGATAGTTAATATTAGATTCTAGCCATGCTTGTTCGTATAAACCTTTTCTAAAGTAATAAGTAACTGGTTTAGTATCTTCAAATGTAATACCATACTTTGTTATCTCATTGTGGGATTTACCCATGTAACCAATGTCATGTAATAAAGCTGGTATAGGTTGAAGTTTCAATGGAACTTTGTTCTTATTACCATCCCTACGAATGTGCATCCTAGTGTAAGCTGCCCCTGTTTTAAACTGTGAACCATTCCAGATACTTTGAGTGGTCTTTAATGAACCATAACCATCTAAGTTAGGGTTATCTGCAAACTCATCCCACATAGCTTGCATTTGCTTATGTGATTTTCCTTTAGCATCTTTCCAAGTTACTGTAATAGCATCTAAGTTTGTACAATATCTATCATAGGCCGCTTTAGCATAACCATTATTTCTAACAGCATGTTCAGAGCGCATTTGAAGATATTGTATTTCCCTTACAGCTAAAGTATCTGCTTCACCAGCTAACAATCCTCTTAAGCCTTGTTTGTATGAAACTGATGCGCCTTCATAAGCTAGTCCAGGTTGACTAACTATATTATAAATCAGTTCTTGAGACTCTTCATCTACACCAGCCATTAGAATATATCCTTACCAACTACCATTGGTATTGTTGCGTTAGTTCTGAAAGTAGGAGCTACAGGTGTTATAGATAAAGAATCTCTTTCAGCAATTAGTTCATCCCGTAAAGCTTTTAAACTGTCCATAGATATTTCTTGATAGTTGTATCTTCTACGAAAGTTACCTGAACCTACTTCAAGTTGTGTTACCCGTTTGCCCTGCATTAATTGTTGTATGGCGGCATTAACTGTAACCAATTCCGCTTCAACGTCTACTAATGTTCTAGCCATTTGTTATCCTCCAATTAGGGTTATCTAAAATCAATTCATCGTAAAAGTCAGTTAATTCTTTCCATGTGCGCTTTTGCTTTATGGCATATACAGCATAAGTAGATATACCAAATAGTTTCTTTAGTGTCTTATAGTAGACACCGCTAGAATAGATATATAATACTTCTTTCTCTGATAATTTCACATTTGGGTTTCTTGTTCCTTCATTATTAGCACTTCTGCCTTTTATAGCCATATCTTGCATATTATCTGCTTGAGTTCCTAAAAATAAATGCTCAGGATTGCAACAAGCAGGGGTATCACAAGTATGGCAAACATAAATTGAACTATCTATTACTTCTCTATTGTGTGCTATATAGGATAATCTATGGACTCTATACGACATTTTTCTACCACTGTATCTTTTAGGTAGTTCTACATCACCGTACCCATCTTTTGTTAACCTTCCTTTATACAACCAACAACCACTTGATTTATCTAAAAGCGGCTCTACCTTAGTCTTAAATACCATTAAAAATTGTTCAAATTTCATAAATCACCTAATTATATAAATAGTCCTCAATAGCTTTCCAATGTTCATTGGTGTATGATCTGATACTAACAGCATATGATGCGTGGAGGGCGTTCTTTTCGCAGTCTATTGCTTCTTTACGTAATCCAGGAATTAGCTTATAAACACTCTTATCGTAGTTACTTTCAGTATCTATAATCTTCCTACAAGAAAGCATTTGTTTCTCATAATCCCCGTATGACTGTTCATTATGATAATACATGTTACTTCTTGCTTCTGCTTTTTTGTTTAAAGCAATTCTTGTAAGAATCTCATCGTGCGCCCTATGTGCACCTAGTTTAAATAAGGTAACACCCATACGTTCAGCTAATGATTTCCTATATTGCTTATCTGCATTAATCTCAAGTAAACCTGGCTCACTATAAATCTCATCATCTGAATGTCGTAAGTCTCTAACACCTTTAGTAGCAAATACTTGTGGATGATACTCGTTAATAGCTAGTACAAACTTATAAACAAGTTCGGTGTTGTCACCTGAGTCAATAGAACAAGCTGTAATACCTAATTCTTTACCGCTAGCATGGGGTACTTTGGCTAAGATTTTATCCCACAATTCACCCCAAACGCCTTTGAACTTTCCGTACTCATCTACTTCTTGTATCTTAACGTCACCAAACAGTTCTGTCCAAGTAACTAACCAAGAGTTGTTGTTTCTTCCCCAAGCACGAATAATAATAGCAAAACGATTATCCTGTACGTCAACTCCCATAGTTAAAACTAATCCTTCCATTGGTACAATATGTTCTGGATAGTTCTTTCTTAAAGCGATCATTTCTTCTACTTCCATTGACGAAACACCAGAAGCATAAGGCAAGCCTTTGTTGTTATTCATAAGGTCTTTCATCTTACTTTCATTACCTTTTTCAAGGTCTATGTTAGCTAGAATAACCTTCTTAGCCAAAGTGACATAATCTGAACTATCTGAGAAACTGTTGAGCAATTCCGGTATATGGAAACCGACCATATTAGATACACTACTTTCTCTTTTACTGTGCCAACCCTTCGAAAAATTACCCCATTCGTCTGTGAATCCATGTTTCTTACCATTAATTATGTTTTGGGACTTTTCCTCAAAACTCCATCTTCCGAGACAATGAGGACATTCATAATAAGCTGAATAAGGGTTGTACTTACCATACACTTCATCTATATAGCGATCTTGGTACTCATCATATTTTAGATTATCAAAAGATAACTCACTTAACCCACCACATAAATGACACTCAGCTTTAAATACTAGTTGGTTACTCTTCTTATACGCACTATCTACCCTACAAAAGTCTTTATGTGTTGGTGTTCCCCCAAAAATTAGTTTCTTTTGTCCTATATTAAACGTCTTTTGGCGGCCAATTGCAAGTTCTAGTGGATCACCTTGATTAACAAGATCGTTTTTTACTTGTGAAGGCTCTTCAATAATAATTACTTTAATAGAAGATGAAAGTACTGATTGTATCGAACCTAAGGTAGTTAACTTTAGCCAACCTCCAGGAAACTTAAAGAAGTTAAAACTCTCTTTAGCAACACCAATGTTAATAATGTCACGAAGTACTTTAGTGTTGTCTATTAGCTTTTGTAGTTTCTCTCTACTATAGTTTCTACAAAGTGTCAACCCAGGAAACGCCATCATTATCTTACATGGATTTGTGTGGATTAACTTACCTAAGAAGTTGTTTGTTAACTCACTCCAACCAATCTGAGATGCCTTCATTACAACTACAATATACACTTGCCAGTTGTCTAAACAATCATAAACATATTCTAAAGCAGGTGTTCTATTACAATCGAATCTACCAACCATTTCAGATTCTTCGGAAGTCATCCTTCTGTACAAATGCGCCCAATCTATTGTACTTAACCTTATTGGTGGAGCAAATAGTTTAAGTAATGTACC